TGCCCGAGGCCGCTGGCAACTATCCGGTAACTCCGGATGGTTGGATAAGCTGTAGTGAGCGAATGCCGGAAGAAACGGGTGACATTATTGTTGTTTCGGATGGCATTGTAATGTCAGGGATTTCTTATTCTCGTCGTGACGGGTTCTATATAGCCGCATTGGAGTACGACGACGATGAGCCAATTGACGGTGTAACCCACTGGATGCCTCTACCGGAACCGCCGCAGGAGGTTAATTGATGGTCTCCTTCGCGAAATATACGATTATTGACTGGATAGCATTCATTCAGGTTTTGCTCATCTGGTTTTATATGGCTTACAGGAGTGGACAGTGGATTGTCAGTGTAGCCTGTAGCAAGGGATGGCGTTGGTGGAACCGGAAGAATAAAAAAGCGCTGGCCTTGGATTCGTTTTACGAAGCATTCAATCTTAACAGCCTTAAGCCTGGTTCTGTCGTTGTAGTCACCACTCAAAGCGGCATGACGATACAAATTCACAAGCCAAAGGAGGAAGGTCGTGGCTAACCTGCAACTTGCCGTCAAAGGTGAATACTTCGATGCCATGATTCGCGGAGAGAAAACGGAAGAGTATCGCCTGTGTAATAACTACTGGAATAAGCGCCTCGTTAACCGTAAGTATGACCGCCTGATTATCACAAAGGGATATCCGAAGCGTGACGATTCCAGTCGCAGAATAGACGTCCCGTATGAAGGGTATGAAATCAAGACAATCACACATCCGCACTTCGGAGATAAACCGGTAAAGGTGTTCGCGATAAAGGTGAATATTGATGGCTAAATCAGCAGCAGAGCGCAAAGCCGCTCAGAGAGCCAGACAAGCTGCATCTGGTGTGCGTAAGCTGGAAATTGTGCTTGATGCTCAGGAAATTGAAATGCTGGAGCGTAACTGTGCCACGCGTCGCCCCGGGCGTGCGCCTTACGAATTTGGTGAGTATATAGCGTTACTGATCCGCCAGGATGATGCACGCGTGCACGGGCGTATAAAATCGATCAGCAGAAAACGTTGCGGTAAGTGCGGCGAGAGAGTTCCTGTGAATTCATGCCCGTGTGATGGTGACTCGCAATGCTGGGTGACTAAAGGCTGGCATGAAACGAAATTAATAGTGTGACATGTCACGAGTAGATTATGCATGATGAATTTGATGGGGTTTGAATACTGCCGCCAACTATGGCGGCTTTATTTTGCATGATACTATTACCACAACGGTAACTATTACCACGGTGGTTATGATGCCTGCTGAACCTAAAGCCTATAAACGCAAATCAACGCAATTTAAGCCACTAACAGCAATGCAGGAGGCTTATTGCCAGTCATACATCAAAACGCCTGAAAACCAGACTCAGGCAGCGATTAATGCAGGATTCTCCCCAAATACAGCGGCAGTTAAAGCCAGTGTCATGATGCGCGATGAACGCATTCAAAAACGGATTGCCGAGTTGATGGAGGAGCGCAACAAACGAATGCGCGTCAGTGCTGATTACGTTCTCATGCGCCTGGTGGAGATCGACCAGATGGACGTGATCGACATCCTCAACGACGATGGGAGCCTTAAGCCAATCCGCGAGTGGCCGAAAATCTGGCGCACTACGCTTAGCGGCTTTGATCTGTCATCGACCATCATGAACATGAACGAGGATTCGATAGAGACAATCCTCAAAAAAATTAAATGGCCTGACAAGGTGAAGAACCTCGAACTGATTGGTAAGCACGTCGACGTCAACGCATTCAAAGAACGCCTGGATGTTAATGTGAATGTGACAATTGCTGATCGCATAGCAGCAGCCAGGAAGCGACTCAAAGAACGTCAGGATGGTAATCAGTGACAGATACAGTGTTATCTCCTGAAGAGCAGTTGATCGAGGATATTGCAGGGTTTACTCACGATCCGCTTGGTTATGCCCTCTATGCGTTCCCGTGGGGGGAAGAGGGGACTGAACTGGCACATGCTACTGGCCCACGTCAGTGGCAGGCTGATGCGTTCCGAGAGATACGTGATCACCTGCAGAATCCAGAGACGCGCTATCAGCCGCTTATGCTGGCACGCGCTTCTGGTCACGGTATTGGTAAATCCGCATTCATCTCAATGCTGATCAACTGGGGCATGTCCACTTGCGAGGATTGTAAGGTCGTGGTGACCGCCAACACCGACAACCAGCTACGAACGAAGACCTGGCCGGAAATTATCAAGTGGTCGAACCTTGCTATCACGAAAGACTGGTTTACCTGTACCGCTACCGCGATGTACAGCAATGATCCTGGACACGACAAGCGGTGGCGAGCTGACGCAATCCCCTGGTCTGAGCACAACACTGAGGCATTCGCCGGACTACACAACGAGCGCAAACGCATCATCGTGGTGTTTGATGAAGCGTCGAACATTGCGGATCTGGTGTGGGAAGTTGCCGAAGGTGCGCTAACGGACGAAGACACTGAGATTATCTGGGTGGCGTTCGGAAACCCGACGCGTAATACCGGACGTTTCCGTGAATGTTTCCGCAAGTATAAACACCGCTGGAAAACTGCGCAGATTGACAGTCGGACGGTGGAAGGTACCAACAAACAGCAGTTGCAGAAATGGGTTGATGACTACGGGGAAGACAGCGACTTCGTTAAAATCCGTGTGCGTGGCATATTCCCTGATGCATCTGAATTGCAGTTTATCCCTACCGGTCTTACTGACGAGGCAATGAAACGGGTGGTAACCGCTGCGCAGGTTGCACATGCTCCGGTGATAATCGGCGTTGACCCGGCATACTCCGGCGTTGATGACGCTGTGATATACCTGCGGCAGGGGCTACACAGTAAGGTGCTGTGGACTGGCAACAAGACTACCGACGATCTGATTATGGCGAAGCGTATCGCTGACTTTGAAGACCAGTATCAGGCTGACGCGGTGTTCATCGACTTCGGTTACGGAACCGGTTTGAAGTCAATCGGTGACGGCTGGGGTCGTACATGGCAACTTGTTCCGTTCGGTGGCGCGTCTACTGACCCGCAGATGCTTAACAAGCGTGGGGAGATGTTCAACTCATGCAAGACATGGCTGAGGCTCGGCGGCATGCTGGATGACCGGGAAACAGCGGACGACCTGTCGACGGCAGAGTACAAAGTTCGCGTGGACGGTAAAATCGTTATCGAACCGAAGGAAGATATCAAAGAGCGACTTGGGCGTTCGCCGGGGAAAGGCGATGCGCTATTGCTGACGTTTGCTTTCCCGGTCTCGAAACGCATAAATATACCAGGACAGCAGAACCAGCAAGGCAAGGCCATCACAGATTACGATCCCTATGCTTAATCCGCTAGTGGGGATAATGTCGTTGATATCCTCTGATGAGGATAAAACAAAGCCAGCTCATCGGCTGGCTGTTTGTGACATGTCACGGTGTTACTTAATGGCATCAAATCCAGCGTTGATGGCTTCCACAATATTGATGGCACTTGTTTTATCGAAGTGCCCATTCTGAATAAGCGCCGCATGCAGGCATTGTAACTTCATGTTGTATAAGTGTTCGCTCATGTAATCATTATCACTTTTTGCTTTAGCGTAAACAGCGCGAGAAATATCAAACACATCGCCTTTTTCCATTTCAGAACGTTGTGCTGTTATCCAGTCATGGAATGTAACGCTAGTACCATGGTCTTCGCTAAGAGTTAACCCGGCCAGTCCCTCACTCTGAATTACTTCGTAATGCATTTCATTACCAGCAAAAACGCCATAAAAAACGCAGTCTTCAGCCTGAACGATACGAGAATATTTTAATGGCCATTCATTTAGATACTTAGCCAACATATCAATTGTTTTCATGATCTCACCTTAAAAAAATGCCCGGCGACCCGGGCGAACTGGAAGCAATGAGTTATGCCTTCCGTGGCTGTACTGGTTTACAGCATGAAGTCATCGCAATGGCGTCCTGCTGTAAAAAGGGCGGTAATAGTCCTTCAAGGGAAACTATCACCGCCAAGCACCTGGAACTTCTGGCATCACGGTCCTTAGGCGTGATTCTGGCGTGGCATGCAGGATTCGAACCTGCGACCAACCGCTTAGAAGGCGGTTGCTCTGTCCAACTGAGCTAATGCCACAACGCTGAGAGCACTTAGCCTGTTAAGGCGCCACACTTTGTCGCGGCTCCATAAATGCTCTCATCGTTGTACCCTCGTCTCTTCCGAGGCGTCACACCGAATCGCCGGGATGGTGAATCCCCGTGCGCGGAATAAAACCGCTCGACTTGCACATTCCGGCTACCTGGTTCGTTTGCCCGAGCAAGGGAGGGTGCCCCTTAAACGTATCCAGACCGCTATCGGCGCATGTGCCATACGCCGTACTGCTCAAAATAAAAGCTCACTCCACCTGTTCAATTTAACGACAAGCCAGTCAGGTTAATAACCGGAATGAACCATTTTCTTACCTGAAAGGTAATAATTAGTGCGTTAAATGTCAACTATCTACGATAAATAAATCATATGTGGTTAAATTGGTAATAATTTAATTTCGTACGGAGTCATTGATATGTGCATGGGTAGCTCACCGTCAGTGCCTGCAACACCAGAAGTTCAGGCAGCACCACAGGAGCAGGATGCCGCCGTTGTTGATGCCCGCGACGAAGAAACTCGTCGCCGTCGCGCTGCTGCTGGTCGTAGTTCTACGCTGCTTACCGGTTCTCAGGGTGACACATCAACCGCTAATACCAGCGGTAAAACGCTGCTTGGTCAGTAACCGGAGTCATTGAAATGGCGGAAACAACTAAAGAGCGATTGAACAAACAGTTCGCACAACTTGAAAGCGAGCGTCAGTCGTTCGAGCCGCACTGGCGCGAGTTGAGTGATTACATCAACCCGCGTGGTTCCCGCTTTCTGACTTCTGAGGTTAACCGTAACGATCGACGCAATACACGCATTATTGATTCGACCGGGACTATGGCGGCGCGCACTCTTGCCAGCGGCATGATGTCAGGCATAACAAGCCCCGCCCGTCCGTGGTTTCGCCTGGCTACGCCAGATCCTGAAATGATGGACTATGGCCCTGTTAAGTTGTGGCTTGAGGCAGTTCAGAACCGCATGAACGATATGTTCAATAAGTCGAATCTCTACCAGTCTCTTCCGCAGTTATACGGAAGCCTCGGCACATACAGCACTGGTGCAATGGCGGTGCTGGAGGATGACGAGGACATCATTCGCACAATGCCATTCCCGATAGGCAGTTACTACCTGGCTAACTCACCTCGTGGCAGTGTGGACACCTGTTTTCGCAAGTTCTCTATGACTGTTCGTCAGCTTGTTCAGGAGTTCGGGCTAAATAACGTCAGCGAATCCGTAAAAAGCATGTGGGAAAGCGGCACCTACGAGAAGTGGATTGAAGTGATGCATTCGGTTTACCCGAACATTGACCGCGATACATCGAAGCTGGATAGCAAGAACAAGCCATTCAAATCGGTTTATTACGAGGTTGGTGGCGATAACGACAAGTTGTTGCGTGAGTCCGGATTCGATGAGTTTCCAATTATGGCTCCGCGCTGGGAAGTTAACGGCGAAGATGTTTATGGATCATCATGCCCGGGTATGCTGGCGCTTGGACCTGTTAAGGCATTGCAGCTTCTCCAGAAGCGCAAGTCGCAGTTGATTGATAAAGCCACCAATCCGCCGATGATTGCTCCGACTTCCCTCAAGAATCAGCGCGCCTCCCTTCTTCCTGGCGACATCACGTATATCGATCAGATTACTGGTCAGGATGGTTTCAGGCCTGCTTATCTGGTTAACCCCAGTACAGCAGATCTGGTGGCAGACATTCAGGACACTCGTCAAATCATTAACAGTGCCTACTTTGTCGATCTGTTCATGATGTTGCAGAACATCAATACCCGTTCGATGCCTGTTGAAGCGGTGATCGAAATGAAAGAAGAAAAACTTCTGATGTTGGGGCCGGTTCTGGAGCGTCTGAACGACGAATGTCTTAATCCTCTCATTGACCGCGCTTTCTCGATGATGGTGCGTAAAAACATGCTGCCGCCCCCGCCTGACGCGATGGAAGGTATGCCCCTGAAGGTCGAATACATTTCCGTCATGGCTCAGGCGCAGAAGTCTATCGGCCTGTCCAGTCTGGCGTCCACGGTTAACTTCATTGGTCAACTTGCGCAAGCGAAACCAGAAGCTCTCGACAAACTCAACGTTGATCAGGCAATCGATGCATTCGCTGATATGTCCGGAGTGTCTCCAACCGTCATTGTTCCGCAGGAACAGGTTGAGCAGGCTCGCCAGCAACGGGCACAGCAGCAACAGCAGCAACAAATGATGGCGATGGGGATGGCGGCGGCACAGGGTGCCAAGACGCTAAGCGAAGCTAAAACTTCGGATCCGAGTGTTTTGTCAGCTATGGCGAATGCAGTTAGTGGTCAGGGTGGGCAATCACAATGACAGATTACGAAGACGATCAACTGAAAGAAGAAAACGCCCGTAAGCAACGTGACATGGCACAGCGTGAAATTGATGACATTCGCTTTGTCATGAGCAGTGAACAGGGGCGTCGCGTTGTCTGGTCGGTGCTGGAGAAAGGCCGTGTGTTTTCTGCTATCTCACCGATGGACGCTATGGCTATGGCATTTAATGAGGGGCAACGCAATCTGGCGCTGGAACTGTTTCAGCGCGTTATGGCGCATTGCCCTGAACAGTATTTGAAGATGGCCAAAGAGGCCAGTGAACAGGAGTGATCATGAATTTATTTGAGCGTTTGCTGTATCGCCGTCTTTGCAATGAGCAACCAGTCGATGGTGGAGCAGCTCCGGCTGCGTCAGAACCGTCAGCGCCTGCAGGTGATAACCCTGCTCCAGTTGGTGATCCATCACAATCGGAAGGTGATAAGCCACAACCTGTTGCTGATGGCGATAAACCTGCTGATGACAAAAAGCCTGAAAACGATAAGCAGGATGAAAAAAAGGACGGCGATAAACCAGAGGGTGCGCCTGAGAAGTACGAGTTTCAGGCTGCCGAAGGCGTAGAGCTGGATACAGAAGCGTTGAAGGAATTCGAGCCTGTGGCGCGAGAACTTAACCTGACCAACGAGCAAGCGCAAAAGCTGGTTGATGCTTATCCGAAGATTCTGGCAGGTGTTCAGCAGCGCCAGGCAGAAGCCTGGCAGAAAACAACCGAGCAGTGGGCTGCGGATGTAAAAGCTGACAAAGAAATCGGTGGCGACAAGTTGATTTCTAACCTTAGCGCCGCACAGCGTGCGCTTGACCAGTTCGGGACACCTGAGCTCAAAGAATATCTGAACACCACCGGGCTGGGTAATCACCCTGATCTGGTCAAAACGTTCGTGAAAATCGGAAAGGCGATGTCTGAAGATGGCATGGTCACCGGTGGTAATGAAGGCCAGCGTAGTGCGGCCGAAGTGCTCTATGGCAAATAAGAGAGGAAATGACAATGGCTGTTAAAGGCTTAACTGCGCTAACGCTGGCTGACTGGGGTAAGCGCGTCGATCCAAACGGGAAAGTCGATAAGATTATCGAGCTTCTCGGTCAAACTAACCCGATCCTTCAGGATATGCCTTTTGTCGAAGGGAACCTTCCTACCGGACACCGAACCACCATTCGTTCTGGTTTACCTTCAGCTACCTGGCGTTTGCTGAACTATGGCGTACAGCCAAGCAAATCAACCACAGTGCAGGTAACCGATTCCGTTGGCATGCTGGAAACCTATGCGGAAGTCGATAAGTCACTGGCTGATCTGAACGGCAATACCGCCGAATTCCGCCTTTCTGAAGACCGCGCATTTATTGAAGCGATGAATCAGCAGATGGCGCAGACGCTGTTTTATGGTGATTCCAGCGTTAATCCTCAGCAGTTTATGGGACTGTCCTCCCGCTATTCCAGCCTGTCTGCGGGTAATGCTCAGAACATCATTGATGCTGGTGGCACGGGTACAGATAACACCTCAATCTGGTTAGTGGTGTGGGGCGAAAACACCGTGCATGGCATCTTCCCGAAAGGGCAGAAGGCTGGCATCCAGATGGAAGATAAAGGCCAGGTGACACTGGAAGATGCTAATGGCGGCAAGTACGAAGGCTATCGCACCCATTACAAATGGGATAACGGACTTGCTCTGCGTGACTGGCGTTATGTTGTTCGCATTGCAAACATCGATGTCAGCAATCTTTCAGAACCATCCTCTGCCGCAAATATTGCGAAGTTGATGGTTAAAGCACTACATCGCATTCCAAACCGTGGCATGGGCCGCCCGGTGTTCTACATGAACCGCACTGTAGGCCAGGCTCTTGATCTGCAGTCTCTGGAGAAAACATCTCTGGCTATCAGCGTAAAAGAGACAGAAGGCGAGTGGTGGACTTCATTCCGTGGTGTACCAATCCGTGAAACTGATGCGCTTCTGGAAACAGAAGCCCGCGTGGTGTAACGCCTGTTATTAACCTGTGGGTCGTAACAGACCCACTAATGGAGAAAGAAGATGATCACCGACAAACTGTTGATGTTCTCCGAAGCACAGGCGGTAACTGATACCGCGGCTTCTACTGACGTAATCGATCTCGGTCCAATTGACGGAAAACGTCGTGATATCGGCGTTGGTTACCCGCTTGAGTTTTGGGCGCTGGTTAACACAGCCGCCGCGGCAAGCGGTGATGCAACTGTAAACATCCAGTTGCAGACGAGTGAAAATAACAGCTCATGGACCACTATTTATGATAGTGGCGCACTGGCAAAGACCGCCCTGACAGCAGGTAAACGAGTTGTTTCTGCAAAGGTGCCTGCCGGTGTTCAGCGATATCTGCGTGTTAACTACTCCGTCGCAACTGGCCCACTAACGGCTGGCGAATTCACTGCTGGTATCAGTCTTGATGTTGATGCCAATACGCCGTATCCGATCCGCTCAAAAGTAACTGGTTAAGGTGATATCGATGTCAGGTGAGAAACCAAGATACCTCGTTCTGCGCCTCTCTCATATCCATAACACTCTGTGGCCGGAGGGGGCAGAAATCGAATACGAAGGTGAGCCTGGTAGCGCACTGGAACCTGTTAACGATGCAGCCAGACAGGCAAAAGCAAAAGTTGCAGGAAAGGTGTCAATGGCAGCAACCAGCACCAAAATCATCAACGATGTGTCAGATGATGGTGAACTGGATAAGCTCCGTGAAGAGTACGAATTGCTCTTTAACGAGAAGCCACACCATAACGCTAAAGCCGAAACGCTCCGCGAGAAGATCGCAGATAAGCGTAAAGAACTAGGCGTGTAAGCCTCGCGAATCCGACAAGGGGCTTCGGCCCCTTTATTGCAGGAGTGTATATGGAACTCGTAAACCTCAAAACCGGCACTGACAGCTACCAGGATGAGAGCGGAGAAACCAGAACTCGCGATGAATACCCGTGGGGGCTGTGCATCACTCTTAATAACGACACATTGAATAAGCTGAAGGCGCAACCTCAGGGCGTCGGAACAGAAGTGATGATAACTGCAAAAGCTGTTATTCGAGGCCTGTCTGCCAGAGAAACTGACGATGGTGTTAATCGCAGCGCCGATCTGCAGATCACTGATATGGCGATCGCTCCTGTTTCCGGGGATGTAGAAAAATCAGCGGCTGAAACCCTGTACGGCAATGGGGGTGAGTAATGGCCTCTGTAGTAGAGATCTGCAATCGTGCGCTGTCCAATATTGGCAATAGCCGCAGCATTAACAGCCTGACGGAAGCCAGCAAGGAAGCGGGGGAATGTTCGCTGCACTTTGAGGCCTGCCGTGATGCTGTGCTTTCTGATTTTGACTGGAACTTTGCTACCAAACGCGTGGCGCTTGCAGATACGAGCAATCCACCGCCTGACTGGGAATATGCGTATCAGTACCCGTCCGATTGTCTGCGCATTACTGAAATTATGCTTCCTGGTGTACGCAATCCAACAGCAGCAATGCGCGTTCAGTACGAAGTTGGTGCAGACACCAACGGAACAGGAAAGTTGATCTACACAGACCAGCCGCAGGCATGGCTCAAGTATGTCTCTCGCGTTTCAGATGTGAACATGTTTGATGCCATTTTTATGGAGGCGTTGGCCTGGCGTCTTGCGGCAGCTATTAACATGGCGCTGACTGGGAATGCAGACCTCGGTACGTTTGCCCTCAATATGTACAATCGCGTGATTCTTAGTGCTGGCTCGCATAGCCAGAATGAATCACAGGAACCACTGCCACCGGTTGACGAGTTTACCATTGCGAGGTTGTCCTGATGGCTATCAGTTGGATCCAGCCCAGCTTTGCCGGTGGTGAGATTGGACCGTCGTTGTACGGTCGTATCGACATGGCGAAGTACCAGGTGGCATTGCGCAAGTGCGATAACTTTATCGTGCGGCAGTATGGCGGAGTTGAGAATCGACCTGGTACGCGTTTTGTCGGTGCCGCCAAATACCCAAATCGGAAATGCCGCCTGATCCCGTTCCAGTTCTCGACGGTTCAGACTTATGCTCTGGAGTTCGGACACCAGTACATGCGCGTTATCAAAGATGGTGCGTTGGTGCTGAACAGCAGCAATGTTATTTATGAAATTTCCACGCCATATACTGAAACCGATCTGTTCCGAATTAAATTCACGCAAAGCGCAGACGTGCTTACGCTGGTTCATCCGGCATACCCGCCGAAAGAGTTGCGCCGCTATGCGCATGACAACTGGCAACTGGTTGATGTGGTAACGAAGAACGGGCCATTTGAAGATATCAATATTGACGAGTCAGTGACGGTTTATGCCAGCGCCAGCACCGGGACAATTACGCTAACGGCAAGCGCCTCTATTTTTGGCGCGGAGCAGGTAGGCAAATTGTTCTATCTGGAACAGCCTGCAGTGGATTCTGTGCCGGTATGGGAAACCAGTAAGAGTACGTCGATTGGCGATATTCGCCGTGCAGACAGTAACTACTATCGCGCCGTTACAGCAGGCAAAACAGGTACTTTGCGCCCTTCGCATACAGAAGGCACATCATGGGATGGCTGGGGCGGATCCGGTGATGATGATACTGGCATTGAGTGGGAATATCTGCACAGTGGTTTTGGCATTGCCCGTATCACTGCTGCAAATGGAACTACTGCAACTGCCGAGGTGATTTCCTATATCCCTTCGCAGGTCGTGGGCGAGGATAATGCCAGCTATAAATGGGCTAAATATGCCTGGAACAGTGTTAATGGTTATCCTGGCACTGTTGTTTATTATCAACAACGTCTTTACTTCGCCGCATCGACTGCGTTTCCTCAGACTATCTGGGCCAGCCGTACCGGGGATTATAAGGATTTTGGCAAAAGCAATCCTACGCAGGATGACGACAGAATTATCTACACCTATGCCGGACGTCAGGTTAATGAGATCCGCCACCTGATTGATGTTGGTTCTCTGGTGGCGCTGACTTCCGGAGGTGAGTACGTCATCACCGGCGACCAGAACAAAGTGTTAACCCCATCATCATTTGCATTCAGCTCTCAGGGATCAAATGGCTCAAGCAACGTCCCGCCAATTGCCGTGGCGAATATTGCTCTGTTCGTCCAGGAGAAAGGCAGCGTTGTCCGTGATCTGGCCTACTCATTCGATGTTGACGGCTATCAGGGGAACGACCTGACCATCCTTGCCAATCATCTTTTTCAGAAGCACAGCATTGTTGACTGGTGCTTCTCGATAGTCCCTTACTCCAGCGCCTTCTGCATTCGTGATGACGGTAAATTACTGGTGATGACCTATTTGCGTGATCAACAGGTTTTTGCATGGGCACCACAGTCCAGTACCGGAAAATATGAAAGCACATGCAGTATCAGCGAAGGCAATGAAGATGCGGTGTATTTCGTCATTAACCGAACCGTTAACGGGCAAACAGTGAGATACATCGAGCGACTGTCCAGCCGTTTATTTACCAGCGATGAAGATGCTTTCTTTGTTGATTCTGGCCTTAGCTATGATGGAAGAAATACGTCTGACAGAACGATGACCATCACTGGTGGTTCTGGCGAATGGGATTACCGCGCGGAATATACAATCAGTGTTTCTGGTGGTGCGTACTTCACCAGTAGTGATGTCGGCGCGCAACTACAGTTCCCTTATACCGGAACTGATCCTGATACTGGCGATGAGGTGTCAAAAGAATTACGTTGCGACATTATTTCTGTAACCAGCAATACCGCTGTAGTGGTTCGTGCTAACAGGAACGTCCCGCCATCCCTCAGGAATGTGGCCACCACGAACTGGCAGATGGCGCGCCGGACATTTGGAGGCCTGTCTCATCTTGAAGGCCAGACCGTAAACATTCTCTCTGATGCGAACGTGGAACCACAGAAAGTGGTTTCCGGAGGTGCCGTCACGCTGGAATCTCCGGGGGCTGTAGTGCACATCGGCCTGCCAATAACTGCTGAATTCGAAACACTGGATATCAACATTAACGGACAGGAAACGCTGCTGGACAAAAAACAGGTAATCCCCTCCGTTACTCTGGTTGTGAATGCCAGTCGCGGCATCTGGGCGACTACGCCCGGCGGTAAATGGTACGAATATCCACAGCGTGAATTCGAGTTCTACGATGATCCTGTTGATGATGCTACCGGAAAAGTAGAAGTGAAACTGGACAGTAACTGGGGCAAAAACGGACGTGTAAAAATCCGTCAGCTTGATCCGTTGCCGCTGTCTGTTCTTGCCGTTATTCCTCGCCTTACTGTTGGGGGATTCTGATGATCGATGTTCAAATTATTCCCGCAACCGAAGAGCATCTTCAGATGATTTTGCCGGATGTTCGTCAGGCTGATATTGACGAACTGTATGCGGTATCACTGATGACTACCGAAGATGCGCTGCGTGTTGGTCTGCGTACTGCGACTATGGCCTGGTCAGGATTTGCGAACGGAGAACTGGTAACCATGTTTGGCGTATCTCCGGCGTCAATGATCGGTGGCAATGGTACGCCCTGGCTGGTCGGAACCAGCCGTATCGAAAAATATCAGAAGACATTTCTTCGCCACTGCCGCCCTGTATTGCAGCAGATGCTGGCAGTTTATCCGCGCCTGGAAAACTATGTCGACGAGCGAAACCATGTTGCCAAAGCATGGCTGCACTGGCTTGGATTCAGGCTTGAAGAAGCCGCGCCTTATGGTGCTCTTGGTCTTAATTTCCACAGATTTCACATGGAGAGAAAATAATGTGCGATCCGGTTATTGCTGGTGGCGCAATGCTCGCCATGAGTGGCATTCAGGCATACACCCAGTACCAACAGGGAAAGTATGCCTCGAAGGTTGCAGAAGCGAACGCAGATATAGCCACAGCTCAGGCAAATGATGCAATAAACAGAGGTAACGCTGAAGCTGAGCAACGGCGCAGAGAGACCCGACAGCGGCTTGGTACACAGGCGGCGACAATGGGGGCTACCGGCGCTGATTTATCTACAGGTAACGCGCTGGATATATTTGGCGACACTGCCCAGTTTGGCGCTCTTGATTCTCTGACGACGGTGAATAACGCGCAACGCGAGGCTTACGGTTATCAGGTTCAGGCTGCCAACTATAAAGCAGAAGCCAGTTCAGCCCGTAAACAGGGGAATGTGGGAGCAGCAACAACATTGCTCACTGCGCCTCTGAAGGCATATGGTGCGTACCAGATGTTTGGTGGGACGTGGAGTCCGTTTACTCAAAGCACTCCTGCGCCAATCGGGGCAGCAGCAGGAACCAGATTACCCGGAGGATTATAATGCCAGTCGTACCAACAGTATCCGGACGTCAGGTGCAAAGTCGTGGTGTGCAAACCGGTGGTTTTCAGACCTTCGATGTTCCTCAAGCAGGTCAGGTGCTGGCGAATGTCGCAGATCAGTATGCGGTGGCATATGGTGAAGCCAGGCAGAAAGCGAATGTTGCATTGTCTCAGGATGCCATCCTTCAGCTTAATCAGCGCAGCAATGAACGTCTTTATAACCCTCAAACCGGTTTTTATGCACAACAAGGCAAAAATGCGATTGGTAAGGGGCAAGAGTACATATCTGGATTTGATCAGGATGTGGAAGAAATAGCTGCTTCATTGACTGATGAAGCAGCAAGAAATATGTTTTTGCAACAAGCCAGAACACAGAAAATTCAGTTCAGTACTGGAGTTCTCAGACATGAGATAGGGCAGACAAATGCCTATGAAGATGAGCAATATCAGGCAACGAGAAAATTATGGATACAAAATGAAGCGGATGCCTGGAATGACCCGCAAACTGCCACTTTAGCCAGAAATTCCAGAATGGTAGCCATTGCTAGATATGGAGCTGCCAGGGGATGGTCACAAGAACGCATTCTGGAAGAAATAGAAAGTGATGATCGCCGTGCCACAGAAATGCGGGCGAAGAATTATGCCGCTGCCAATCCAGAAGGATGGCTAAATGGTCTGTTTCAGAAAAATGATTCTGGAGGCATGGACATGCGTGCCATACGCCTTGTTGAATCAGGTGATCGACATTTTAATCCTGATGGTAGTCTTCTTGAAGGACCGATAACATCTTCTGGAGAGAGAGCCCAGGGGAAATACCAGTTAATGCCGGGCACAGGGAAAGAACTGGCGGCCAAGCGTGGCGTTAAATACAACCCTACGGACGAACAACAGCATGAAATGCTCGCCAGTGACTATGTAAATCAACTGTATGGTAAGTACGGCTCCGAAATATTGACCGGAGCAGCATATAACTGGGGGATGGGTAACGTGGATAAACTGATCGCCAAAGTCGGTGATCCACGTAAAGGTGAAATATCAGAAGAAGAATTTATCCGAAATCTTCCATCAGAAACACAAGGGTGGCTTTCCCGATATAGAAAAAATAAAACTGGAATGGATCCGCTGACTATTTATCAAATAGATAACCTTGCTAATAGTCAGATAGAAAAGCAAAGGAAGTTAATATTAGAACAGCTTGAGCCAGCTATTAATAACACCATGGCCCAGCTATATAACGGTGAGGTTCCAGATTATATACCGGCTCAGGAGACCATCATCAGGGGGTATGGAAAAAACGCAGATAAAATAATCAATCAACTGGATATAGCGATTGATAACGCGAGAATATTCCAGGCAATTCAGTATTTGCCTCCTTCTCAGCAGCAAGAAGAAATGCAGAAAGTGAAGCCTGAGGTTAACGATCCTCACTATGCGTTAAAACTCGATGCTTACGGAAAATTGTCTGCATTGCTTCAGAGATCAAATGAAGCAATTCAGGCGCAACGGGATTCACGCAGATTTAATGAGGCGCTGACAATAGGTGAAAAATTAGACCCAAGCAACAAGTCAATGCAGAAAGCTGCTGATTACACAGAAATGGCGCAGAACTTTCGTATTAATGATGCCTCCACTCATGATGGGGTTGTTCGGCTTGTGGCTCAGACTGGCATAATGCCTTCGCAGGTCATCACGCAGCTTTCAGCAGTATCCCGATCCAGCAATCAGGAAGTGGTTAAAAATGCGGCGGAACTGTTTAGTCGGTTATATGAAACAGACAATGCATCTATTGGAAATATGCCGAAGGATATGCAGGGTTTTTATCTGACTGTTAAGCAACTAACTGATGCAGGGATGTCTTCTGATGCTGCTATTGTGGAAGCGCAGAGTAAGACATACAACCAGACAGATGCACTAAGGGCGCAGCTCTCATCTGTTCAGAGTACAAGAGAATACAAAAAAGAGCGTGACAGCGCAGCCAATTCTGCTGTCAGCAATATGGCTCATTGGCTTCGCTGGGATCCGTCTGCGGATGACCAGACGCCGGAAGCAGCGCTCTTTCGCAATGACTATCAGATGCTGTATGACGTTAACTATCGCCTTGCTGGTGGTAACGCTGACGTAGCGAAGCAAATGACCAACCAGCAGATAGCCCGCACCTGGAGTATCAGCGAGGTCAACGGGGAAGCACAGTTTATGAAATATGCACCGGAGGCGCTTTATCAATATGGGCCGTCAGGTTGGATTGCAGCGCAATGGAAGGCTGAAAAAGAAAAAATCATGTATGGCGATGACTTACATAAACCGGCTCCTTCATTTAACCGACCTTCAACTGAGGCTGGTGCATTGGGACTGAATAAGCCACGCTCACTGGTTGGAGGTGAGTTGATTCTCGTTCCTGACTTATCAACTCCGAGAGATAAGCTTTATTCAGTTGTGATCAGAACAAAAGATAAAAATGGTATTACGAGGGATGATTTATTTTATGACAAGCATGGAAGACAGATGCGCTGGGGGCCATCACTAGAAGATTGGGAACCTTATAAGAAAATGCAGCAGGAACGGGAGCAGCACGAGCAGGAAGAAATTATGCGTGGACAGGCTATACGAAACTTCAAAGACAAGCATCGCGCTCTGGATGAGCAGTATCAGCGCCTGCATAACGAACGTATGGACAAATTTAAAGATTACTTTTCGTGGGGATCTAAATAATGCCGTTCTATCCTGTATCTGAATCAAACAATAACGGATTTATTTCTGCTGGTCTCGCCATTCCTGAACCTGATGAACAGAGTTTTGATGTGCATCCGCCAGAAGGTAAGAACCCTGAACCTCGTCCCAAAGAGCCTTCATTGCTTGCCGCAGCAATACGACAGAACAATATTCTGGCTGGTTTTTTCCGTCCTGCCAGACAGTTTGAACCGGTCGAGGGTTATAACCCATATGCTGATAAAAATGAGTTGCACGGTTATGAATACTGGGGGGCGAAATTTGCAGATTCCCGATCGCCAGAGGAAACGGCGTGGATTAAGCAGCAGATAGATGATGAAAATGAAGATCGGCGTTTTATCTCTGAAGCAGGCTTAGCTGGTGGAATTGCCAGTGCAACAGCGATGCTTTTTGACCCGGTTACTGTTGCGTCAATGTTTATCCCAGGTGCTCAAGGAGGGGCACTGGCGCGTATTGGCTCACAGATTGCGATTGGTGCTGCCGGTACTGCATTAAGCGAGGTTGTACTGAATAATCAGCAAATAACACGCTCATGGGGTGAAAGTGCCGCTCACGTTGCAGCGGGTGCGATGATGAGCGGCGTGTTTGCCAGTGCTGGTGTTGCGCTTTCGCCATCCGTCCGGGCTGCAGCCACACGTGAGGTTGCTGATGCTCTTGATAATATGAGCATTACATCAGCGACTGACAGGGCTGCCGCTTCGCTTTCCGATGGTGGTAGTGTTGGTGCTATGAAAATTGATACAGCGACTCTGGATGATTTAACCCCTGTTTCCGGTGGGTGGGTTGGAAAGGCTGCATGGAAAGCAGGGAGCTATCTTACTCCTTTGACAAGGTTAATGGAGTCTCCGTCCAAGACGGTGCGAAAAACAACGCTGGAGTTAGCCGAAAATAATTTCACCCTTAAAGGAAATGAAAGGGGGATTGAAACACCGGTAGCTGTAGAAACCCGTACACGTGGATGGCAGCGTGAAGAAGCTGCTGTTGTTGTCGGAAATAAACAGGCATACGCAAAGTATAAAGCTGATGGTGGTGACATGAGTTTTGATTCATTTCGTCAGCAGGTTGGGAATGCTATGCGAAGCGGTGATGTGCATGCTAATCCTGTTGTTCAGGAAACGGCGCAGGCGATGCGAACTGTATTAAATCGGGTGAAAGTTGAAATGCAAAAGCTTGGTTTATTGCCGCCAGATGAAGAACTGAAAGCATTAGGCCAGGCAAGCTATTTCCCACGCATATATAAAGTTGGAAAAATAATCAGTGAACGCGATAAATTTCGACGTATTTTGGTTGACTGGTGGTCGAGAGGAAATAAAACACTGGATCCTGAGGATGCTGAAATTGCAGCGGATATCGTAATTAATAAAATTACTGGTGCTAAGGTTCCACAGGATTTTGTCAGCGTATTTTCTGTAAAAGCCGCAGGTAGTACGAAAGAAAGAACATTAAATGTTCCTGATAGTCTTATCAGGGATTATCTTGAAAGTGATGTGAATTACGTGCTGCAACGTCATATCCGTGAAGCGGCAGCAGAGATTGAGTTGACGAGAACATTTGGCAAACGAACTATGACTGAGCGTCTGCAATTAATTGAGGACGAATATGACAGTCTGTTACGGGAAGTGCCTGAAAAAATAAAGGCGAAATATGACGAAAGTGTGGCAAATCTGAAAGCACGTTATGAGAGCAATGGTGAAGTTGTTCCTCAGGGTAAACTCGATTCATTAATGCGAAAGTACGAAAAGGAATTACGGAAAGAACAGTCCAGACTTTCAAAATCAAGAGCAAATGATCTCAGAGACATAACAGCATTACGCGATCGTCTTGTTGGTACATATGGTATGCCTGATGATCCGTCTTCGTTTTTTGTTCGTGCTGGCGCTTTTCTGCGGGATGTGAACTTCACGACCAAACTCGGTGGAATGACAGTATCAGCTATTCCAGATCTGGCCAGAGGGGTTATGGTTAATGGTTTCCGTAACACCATGAAAGGCTATGCTTCTCAGATATCCCAATCACCGGCATTTAAGGCCAGCAAAGAAGAGATGTTGAAGATGGGGATTGGATTGGAAACTGTACTACATTCACGTTCTCGTGCAATTGGTGATCTTGTTGACAGTTCTTCCAGGACAACAGCAGTCGAAGCAGGAATGGAGCGAATTACTGATGCCTTCGGCAAGCTGACACTCATGGATCGATTTAATGACATAAACAAATCCATGAACGGAATGCTCACGTCAGACGGTATTTTGTCTGGTGCGTTTTCTGCACGTCGCATGGCAAAACTCGGTATCAACGACAATATGGCGGCGCGTATTCGCAGTGAGTTCGAGAAACATGGTGAGGTAATTGATGGATGGCACATTGGTAACTTTGATAAATGGGACGATCAGTACGTTGCCGGAGTATTCCAGTCAGCGGTTCTGAAAGACGTTAATAACACTATCATCACCCCCGGTATTGGTGACACACCTTTATGGGCGAGTACTCCAATGGGGCGAACGATATTTCAGTTTAAATCATTCACAACGGCTTCATACAACCGTGCGCTACTTGGTGGGTTACAGGAAGGAACTGCGCAATTTTATTATGGCACTGCATTTCAGATTGCTCTTGGCTCACTGGTCTATGCGCTAAAAGAAGCATCGAAAGGGAAAAATGTTGACTGGTCACCAGAGAAGCTGGTGCTTGAGGGTATAGATAGATCCGGTATTCTTGGGCCATTGATGGAATATAACAACATGGCTGAAAAGGCTACTGGTGGTGCTGTTGGGCTGGGGGCTTTATTTGGCACTGGCACACAGTCTAGGTATGCCAGTCGTGGATTCGTAGGATCTCTATTCGGACCGTCATTTGGTCTTGCGGATAGCATCATTGATGTGACCGCAGGAGTGTTGAATGGTGATGCCGGTGATCGTATTGTGCATAATGTCCGAACCCTGATACCAGGCAATAACCTGTTCTGGATTGCGCCACTAATAAACCAAGTGGATCCGGTGATGCGTTAATCAATATTTATTGGAGTTCTTTCAATGGCTGTTTATGGCTTCTAAAGAAGCTTCTGCACTTATCGGCAAAGCAATAGTATCCTTGTTAGATGTGCTATTGCTTTCCAGAACTATGGAAATCCAATCCTCTTGGTTTTCATTAATTGTGCTGACAGCCATGATAGCATTCAAATCATTTTTATATATTTCTGATCGAATAAGACCTTTCCTGAATAATTTAGTTAAGTTTTCAGCTATCGACATCGCACGAATGCTAACTTTACTAAGCTCAATTGCGTCACTACCTGCGACTTTGGCGTGTTGAGAAAGAGCCATCAAAGCTATATGTGAAAATGTTTCTTCTTTTGAAAAACCGTTACTTAAAGACATGAGTGATACACCAGCTCCGTATGGAGTGAGTTTATATCCTGATACATTCAGTGCATGCTCTACAAAGGTAAGATCATCAGTTGTAGAAACATGCATATCGTTACTTTTTTGTTTTTTTGCAATAAATAAAAAAACAAAATTAATAATCACGATGCCGACGATGATTAAGAAAACTTCCATTGCTTTTCCTCACAATAACATTACCTTAAAGGTAATATTTTGTGCTAATGTGATCAAGTGTTAAGTGTATACCTCCTGTTGCTCAGTGGTGATTTTACCCGGCAACACCTTTTTAGCTTTGTGCGGGTTAACCACATGGCCTTTAGTCCAGTACTCGTAGAGCACATCGTCACACTCTTCCTGATACTGGATTACCTTGTCGCGGATTTCAGGGCGGACTTTGTTAGGGCTGATGCTGTTCAACCAAGCTGCCAATTTTCGTAAAGCCATACAAATCATGGCTTGCACCCCACCGGCAGAAGGTATGGTGATTTCCACCATACCCTTCGAGAAGCGTTGAGAAATCTTCTTATGTTGAGATTTCCAGTCTAGCCCCATTCCCTCAACGATAGGTTTCATTGGGGTATACGGTTCGCCGTTGTGATTGACAACATAAAGCTCTGCGCCGTGGAATGGCACGTTGATAGTAGTGACAAATTTGAAACATCGCTGGTTGTAAGCCAGCAGATGCTCGTTATTTTACGTCGCGGCACAATTTCTCGCTGCTGGCTCTTTTACACACATTAACCAAATATGGTTGATTTTAATATTTATACGCGCTTATCATTACCTTTGCGGTAAATTTACATTGCATTCCTCTTGTGCCATAGTAATCGGGCACTGGCAAAATCCAGTGTCGGGATTGGTCTCCCGGATTACTAAGTGGCGCATACCACGCCAGACGTGGTTTTTTTATGCGTATAGCACAGTCATGCCAGAATTATGGTGGGCTGAATGGGGGTCCGAAAGGACGCCGGTACCACTTAGGCCGGTAAGACCAACTCCGTTCAGTTCACCACCATCTGATTGGTCTCAGCGGTGGTGATGTAATTCGCTAAGTGGAGACGCCATCATGAACGCTCAACTCATCCCCGTATTCAACGGCACTATATCTAACGAAACAGCCCTACTTTGTAATGCCCGCGATCTGCACGCTTTTTTAGGTGTTAAAAAGGTGTTTGCAGCATGGATTACAAATCGCATTTCAGAATACGAATTCATTGAAAATCAAGACTATATTTTGCTTTCCAATTTGGGAAAGCAAACATCTGGTAGAGGCGGCCACAACCGCAAAGAGTACCACCTCACCCTTGATACAGCCAAAGAGCTGGCGATGGTCGAGCGTAACGAAAAAGGTCGCCAGATACGACGCTACTTCATTGAATGCGAGAAACGTTTAAGACAACAAGAAACAAAGGTGGAGAAGGTCTTGTCAGGCTTCATGCCAGCCATTATGGAGGCGATCAAGCTGGAAGACAAAAAAGAATACAGCGCCCAACTGAAGCCCGGCTACCGCAGCCTGATTCATTCGCCGTCTGGTGTTCTCGGCCTGACGGAGAACTCACTGCTGATGAATTTGCTGAACCAGTTACAGGAAGACGGGCATGATGTATCGGGCGCGGCAGCGGAGCTGACCACCATGTTCTGCTACATCGTCGGTGTGAGCAAATGCCTGCGTGATATCCAGACGCACGCGGAGTACATCAACGACAAGGCAGGGTTCTTCTGACGAGCGGCGGCACAGGGATGTGCAAAACGGAACTATCGTGACATGTCACAGGCCGCTTTCGCGGCCTTGTTTTTAACGAATGCCACCGCCACCCGGGCGGGAATCCGCAGACACAAAAAAGCCCGCGTCGCGGGCTTACCAAAACTTGTACCACGGGGATTTATCCTTCAATGGACAATCCTTCCATCGTGTGGCCAACCATTCATATTCTTTAAAATATGTGTTTATGTTTTCTTTTTCTCTAATAGCTTGTATAAGAGGTAGCGCAATCTGATAGTTATTTACAACGGAGCTGTAAAATACTTCCTTAATCATGGTCTCATCATAAGTTTTCCGCTTCACGCTCACAGCCATGCGTTCGTAGAAACCTAGACAGTAAATTATTTCTCTCTTCTCTATCTTTTCTTCATCCGTAAGATCAGCCTGCCCATTGCTTGGATACATATAAGAGCGGAATGATTTGTTCGATTCGTGAATGCGGCGCATAGTAGATAGGCCTTTCTTATAATCTACATCAAACCTGCTTTCACCAAGGAATACTGAAGTGTGTACTTTTCTCGCTGTATTTACATTATAAATAATAGTAGCGATAGCTATGAACAAGCCAAGCGAAACCGCGACTGCACTTACGATTTGAGCCACAGCCATGGCAAATTGCATTTCTTCACTTAACACAAACTGTCTCCAGACATGAAAACGGGGCCTAATGGCCCCGTCATTAAACTATCCGAATGTTAAACGCCTTCGTACTCGTCAAATTTTCTCATGTGGGCTCCTCCTGTATCGGTGCCTAATCGCTATGGATCACCCGTAAGGTAATAGTACTCTATTCACCCCCCTGTCTGCAATCGTACAGAATTATTTAAAGGCACATCCCTGTGCCGCCGCCCGTCAGAAGACCCCTGCCTTGTCGTTGATGTATTCCGCGTGGGTCTGGATATCACGCAGGCATTTACTCACACCGACGATGTAGCAGAACATGGTGGTCAGTTCCGCCGCCGCGCCCGATACGTCGTGCCCGTCTTCCTGTAACTGGTTCAGCAGATTCATCAGCAGTGAGTTCTCCGTCAGGCCGAGAACACCAGACGGCGAATGAATCAGGCTGCGGTAGCCGAGCTTCAGTGGGGCGCTGTAGGTTTTGTTCTCTACCTTCATTGCCTGCATCACTGCTGATGCTGTGGCGCTGGCTACCTGGTCGGCAACCATCTTTATGCGTTCTTCCTGCGGGAGCGAGTTTTTAATGTAACTTCCGGTGCGGCGGATCTGAGGAAGAACCTCACCTGTAACCCATTTACGAAAGCGGTAGGGGGTAGTGCCTGGTGTCACCGCATCGCGGCAGCGGAGGATCAGTGTGTAGAGGCCTGACTCGTTGATAATATTGGTTTCGCCTTGACGGCCTAAGTTAAATTTAGCCCTTTCATCATCATCAAGAGATTTTATTGACATAGTGGGGTTTGTCAGTTGAAGAGCTTTAATAACGTCTTTGGCAACAAACCAAGGATTTCCATCAATAACAATGGCTCGAATGGTTGCTTCTGATTCAAAATGAAAAACAGATGGGGTTACGTTAGCAGTCATAGCGATCACCTTTGTAGTTAGGTTAATCACCACTACCGACGCCAATCGGTTGGTGGTGAACTGTGCAGGGTTGGCGTAACCGGCTACAAAGGACCCGGCGCACCTTTCGGTGCCCCCACACAGCCCACCATAGAATAGGTGCGCTTTACACATAAAAAAACCGCTTATGCGGCATATGTGCCTCTGTAGTAACTCGGGACGCCAATCCCGGCACTGGATTTTGCCAGTGCCCGATTACTATGGCACAAGAGGAGTGCGATGTAAATTTACCGCAAAGGTAAATATAAGCACTCCATTTGGTAATTGCAAACCTTATCTGGTTTGTTTTCGTAATTGTTCGGCACAATAGTCGAGATGTGTTTGCAGATCCTGCATAGACATCTGTGAGCTGGTGACGTAGTTAATCAGTGCAGTCAGTTCGGCAAGTGGGCCATCGACATTAAATCCATCCTTATCGAGATCCCGGAGTAATTTCATCAAGTGCGATCCCTCCACCAGTGACCTGACGCCTCCCGGCGTGTGAATCCTTTCGGTAAATCCGTCTTCCAGTGGATAGTGATACTGCTGCATCTTATCTTCTCCATGCAATAACTGTATATTTATACAGTAGCAAATAATTTGTTTGCTATCCAGCACGTTTTGCAAATTACCTGAAAGGTAATATCTATTCGTATTTACAGTCTTTCTATCCATATGTGGTTTTCCAGGTAATAGAATAACCAGATATGCGGCGCAACGGGTGCTGCGACTATCTGGAGATTTAACATGACGGTCTCAACCGAAGTTGACCACAACGAATACACCGGTAACGGCGTTACGACATCGTTTCCGTATACTTTTCGAATTTTCAGAAAATCAGACCTGGTTGTTCAGGTGTCTGACCTGAACGGAAACGTAACAGAATTGGTTCTGGATACCGGTTATACGGTAACTGGGGCGGGCACTTATAGTGGCGGTTCTGTGGTTCTTCCGTCTCCGCTTGCTACTGGATGGCGAATTACGATAGATCGTGTGCTTGATGTAGTGCAGGAGACAGACCTTCGCAATCAGGGAAAATTTTTCCCCGAAGTGCATGAAGATGCCTTTGACTACCTGACGATGCTGATCCAGCAATGTTTTGGGTGGTTCAGACGTGCATTGATGAAACCATCTTTGCTTGCAAAATATTACGATGCAAAGCAAAACAAAATTTCTAACCTTGCAGATCCATCATTTGAGCAGGACGCTGTAAATAATCGCTCAATGCGTAATTATGTCGATGCTGCAATCGCCGGGGTTGTTGGTGGTTTTGGTTGGTTTATTCAGTATGGTTCTGGGGCTGTGTACCGAACGTTCCAGGATAAAATGCGTGATGCTATTAGCCCCAAAGATTTTGGAGCTGTTGGTGATGGTATAAATGACGATTCCACTGCAATAAGCGCGTGCCTTGAAGCCTCATCTCCAGGTTATAAAATTGACGGATTAGGGCTTACTTTTAAAGTATCAACTCTTCCGGATGTCAGTCGATTTAAAAATGCTCGTTTTTTATTTGAGAGAATACCGGGCCAGCCTCTTTTTTATGCTTCT